TTCCCATTGAACACTAACCGATATCAAGGTAAACTTGAGATCAACGATGTGGGTGGTATGACTCAGTTGAACGGTAACAAGTATCTAATCAAACCAACCGGCACTACATCGTTTGAACTGTACACTGATTCAGATGGATCAGGTAACATTGATTCAGCATCGAGTGTTGACGGTACAGCATTCGGTGCTTACACATCGGGTGGTACAATCAAAGGGTTTACAGGTTCGCGACTCACTTGGAGTTTCTATGCGAAGACTCGTACAATACTGCACGACAATGTGAAGTTGATGGTCACGGTTAACTGGAAAGAGATTATTCAGTAATGTCTTTTTTCACCACTGCCAATTTTGGCAACTGGCAATTCTGGTCTATCTATGACCCAGCTAATGGTCTTTTTGGTGACCAGAAAGTCGCATTTGATGGTTACAACAAGATCATCTATGTCGCAGAGGGTGTAACAGAATTAGATGTAAAGAATGACATCTACTCTGCGTGGAAGGAGTGGATTCTTGGGAGTGTAGAGGAACCAGCTGCGTCTTCGTGGCCTGATGCGATTAGTGCGATTGGTGGAGAACCACTAAACGACACACTAAACGTTGGTTCGACATTCTTCTTGGAGAATGGATGGCGTATACAACCAATTGCGAGTAAGACACCATACATTCTCACAGTAAATGGTAACATCTACACACGAGAGGCGGGTGGTAACCCATTTCTGTTTGCGGAAGGTGTGTCGGTTAACTTGACTCGTTCTAACCTTGTGGATCAAATTGTTGCATCGTCTACACTGACAGAAGCAGATAAGAATGCGATTGCTGATAAAGTGTGGGGTGAGTCAATACTAGGTTACACAACAGGCGGCACAAACTTCGGTGGTTTAGTGCGCGGAATAGATAGTGACCTTGGTGTCGTTGATACTAAGGTCGATAAAACACTCACCAAAGGTGAGTTCTTGGCATTGAAATAGGAGATAGACAATGGCTGATGAAGATGTAGTAGTAGGTGAGGTGGACGCAGATCCTATCGAGACTCCAGAAAATCCAATCGTGGATTTCATGAAGTCTATTGAAGATCAGAATTTTACGAGTGCAGAAGCACAGTTCAACGACATGGTAAACGACCGGTTGCAAAATCAATTGGATCAAGCACGTGCAAAGATCGCTGGTGCAATCTATGGCGAAGAGGAAGTTGCAGCTGCAATTGATGAAGTCGAAGGTGAAGAACCTGAAGACGAAGTTGAACTCACAGACGATGAAATGGATGCTGACGACGAAAACGTCGCAGGTGTCTAAAAATTCTTTTTTATAAATAAATTGTATGAAAACGTTTCAGCAGATACGCGAAAAAAAGATGCCCGCAGGACAGCATGTCTTTGACAAGAAAGTCAATAGGCATACTGTCATGGTGCATAAAGACAAAAAGGGATTCTCTGTCTATATCGATGGAGATAAACTTGACACGTTCAAGAACCAGAAAGAGGCAGAGAAAGCGGGTATTGCTTTCGCTAAGGAATTCTAATGAAACTAATTACAGAGTACACAACTAACGATGTTTCGTGCATCGTAGAAAAGAAAGAAGACGGAACCAAGAGTTTCGTCATCGAAGGTGTGTTTGCACAAGCAGAACAAAAGAATCGTAATGGTCGCATCTATCCAAAAGCAATTATGGAGAAGGCGGTCAACAAATACGTCAAGGATCAGGTAAGTCAGAAACGTGCGGTCGGTGAGTTGAATCACCCCGAAGGCCCCACAGTGAACCTTGACAAAGTTTCTCACCTCATCACTGATCTTCAGTTTGAAGGTAATGATGTGGTAGGAAAGGCACAAATATTGGATACTCCGATGGGTCAGATTGTAAAAGGTCTTCTCGAAGGTGGTGTTCAACTAGGAGTGTCAACTCGTGGTATGGGTAGTCTTGAGCAGAGAGACGGCGCAATGTATGTGCGTGACGATTTCATTCTAAACACAGTAGATATTGTCCAAGATCCTTCAGCTCCAGGCGCGTTTGTAAACGGCGTCATGGAAGGAGTTGAATGGGTATGGAACAATGGTGTTATAGAACCTCAAGTAATTGAAGAAATGGAGACAGAAATTAAATCCGCTCCGAAGAAGCATCTCTATGAGACGCAAGTTCGTGAGTACAAGAATTTCCTCTCGTTGTTAAAAACTAACTTTTAGGAGTAAAACATATGTCCGATGACCAAAATGTTGAGCTTCCAGAAATTGAGGAAGCAAGTGCTCAGAAAATGCCCGTAGGTGATGAAGAGCAGTCTGTTGCCGCTACTAAAAAAGCCGCTGCAGGTACTAAGCAAGCACCTAAGCGTAAAGGCGACATGGCCGGAAAGGACGAACCCGCACCCCAAGGTAACGGTAGTAAGTCCAAGGCAGCGATGGTCAACGCAGGATACAAGTTGATGTCCAGCATGAAAAAGGAAGACCTTGAGTCTCTTCTTGATCAGTTGGAAGGTGTAGAAGAATTAGACGAAGATGCAGTTGAAGTTGAACTGCCTGAGTTTACTTACACTAACGAACTTGATGCCCTCGTTGAATCCGAAGCAACTTTGTCTGATGAGTTTAAAGCGAAAACCGCTGTCATTTTCGAAGCTGCAATTAAGTCTAAACTCTCTGAAGAAGTAGAGCGTTTAGAAGATGAGTATCAATCACGTCTTGAAGAGGAACTGGACGCAACTCGTTCTGACCTCGTAGAGAAGATTGATTCATACCTTAACTACGTTGTTGAAAACTGGATGGAAGAGAACCAACTCGCTGTAGAACAGGGTCTCCGTACAGAAATCGCAGAAGGGTTCATGAACTCTCTCCGTGATCTGTTCGAAGAGTCTTACATCGAAGTTCCAGAGTCCAAAGTAGACCTAGTTGATGAACTAGCTGACCAAGTTGAAGATCTCGAAGAGACTCTCAACGCACGTACAGCAGAAGTTCTTGAGTTATCTGAATCTCTCGAAGCATTCCAACGCGCTGCGGTTATCCGCGAAGCGTCACGGGATCTCGCTGACACTCAGGTAGAAAAACTCGCATCATTGGTTGAAGGTCTTGATTTCGAAGACGAAGAAACTTTTGCACAGAAAGTTAAGACTGTGAAAGAGTCATACTTCACTAAAGAAGTCACTTCAACTGCTGAAGAAGTAAACGAAGATTGGACTGCTGACCAGACGCAAGAAGTATCAAACGTCATGTCACAGTATCTCTCTGCAATCCAAAGAGCTAATAAGTAATTAGGAGATATTCGAATGAATACTGTATCTTACGATCAATTAGTTGAGAAGTGGAGTCCCGTTCTCAACGAAGGCGATGAGATCAAAGATTCGCATCGCCGTGCTGTAACGGCTGCTGTTCTTGAGAACCAAGAAATTGCATTCCGTGAAGCACACCAAATCAACGAAGTCGCGGCTAACGCAGCTGGTGACGGTGCATTCACTGGCGGTTCAGGTTCAGTTGATAACTGGAACCCTGTACTGATCGCACTTGTACGTCGTGCAATGCCTAACCTCATGGCATACGACATCTGTGGTGTTCAGCCTATGACTGGCCCAACTGGTCTCATCTTCGCGATGAAGTCACGTTATAAGTCAACATCTGCTGGTGTAACTGCTGATGACGAAGCATTGTTCTCAGAAGCAATCACTGCTTACTCTGGTGACTCTGCTGGTGGTGATCAAGGCGCATCATCACTCGGCCCATCTGGTCTTGCTGGTGTTTCTGACACTGACGCTGACTCAGGCATCTTCGATTCAGGCGGTGACCCCGTTGTCTCTAACCCCTACTCTCCAGTAGTTAACGGTGGTATGACAACTGCTAACGCTGAAGCACTTGGTACTGGCGTAGACGGTGCTGGTGACTTCAACGAGATGGGATTCACCATCGAGAAGAGCACTGTAACTGCTAAGTCACGTGCTCTGAAGGCAGAATACACTCTCGAACTCGCACAAGACTTGAAGGCAATTCACGGTCTTGACGCAGAGACAGAGTTGGCAAACATTCTGTCTACTGAGATCCTTGCGGAAATCAACCGTGAAGTTGTTCGTACTGTTAACTCACAGGCGAAGATCGGTTCACGTCAGGCTGGTATCCAAACTCGCGGTATCTTCGACCTTGCAACTGATGCAGACGGTCGTTGGTCAGTTGAGAAGTTCAAGGGTCTGTTGGTTCAACTCGATCGCGAATGTAACGTAATCGCAAAAGAGACACGTCGTGGTAAGGGTAACATGGTTATCTGTTCTTCTGACGTTGCTACTGCACTCGTTGCATCTGGTATGCTTGACTACGCTCCTGCGTTGTCAACTCAGTTGAACGTCGACGACACTGGTAACACATTTGCAGGTGTATTGAACGGTCGTATCCGTGTATACATCGATCCATATGCAACTGCTGACTACGTTACTGTTGGTTATAAGGGTACTAACCCATACGATGCAGGTGTCTTCTACTGCCCATACGTGCCTCTACAGATGGTACGTGCGGTTGGTGAGAATGACTTCCAGCCACGCATCGGGTTCAAGACTCGTTACGGAATGGTTTCAAACCCATTCGTTGGTGCTACACCTGCTAACGGTCTTGCTCCAATCCGTACTAACCAGTACTACCGCATCTTCCGCGTGGACAACATCCTCGCATAAGAATAATAAAGAAGTGGTAAAATTTGGGGGACATTGCGTCCCCCTTTTTTTATGCAGCGTCCATTAGGACTCTTGCTTCACCTTTCAGAGTATCATCTACTCGTAGAATAATCTGTCTTCCAGCGACAGAATCAGATCGGAAACCATACTTCGATTCACGAATGAATTTGAAGTATTGTACAATATCAGGCCAAAATGTCTTCACATACAAGAACGCATAGTTCTTAGTGTGACCACTCTGACGCAACCTTTTCAAACCATAAATTGGTTTTGTTTCGGTTTGGTTCCAAGGTGAAATCTTGTTCTTCTCTGTATACCAAGCTATAAAGAACTGTTTAAGTTGTTCTTTGGTAAACAGAGGAAGCGAGTCACCTTCTGACTTTCCATAGTTGGTGAGACAGAAATACATCGATGCAAAACAATGTAAAGGTGTAGAAGAGAAACTTCTTTCGCCGGTGATTTTACAAATATCCTTGATTGTGTCAAACGCAAGATCAACACATTCCTCACCAAAGTATTTGAAGATACCATTACCCTTTCCAGATGTCAACTGAGTAAGGTTAGTGATCTCTAACCAATCCTCACATCCCTCAACTCCCATGCTCTGCATAGAACTTTTGTAGTTGATTTGATGTTTCTTTAGGTAATTGAAACAAAACATCTGATTCGGATCGTTTGCCTTGACACCAGATATAAACTTATCACCCTCATTTTGGTTTTTCTGTTGTTGTGCATCGATAAAGTGTTCCTGAGCTTCGCGTTGCATCATCTCCGCCAACGTTGCATTGGGGTTGTGAAAACGAACTTCTGCTTTCATTGGAACATCTTCACCTCGCGAACACAAGAGAGACATATTCGTTCGGTGGTTGCCTTTGTCTTTGACAGGAACCCACGATTGTGTTTTCTTATCAAAACGCATCCAGATAGAAATGCTTGTAGCTGAAGATGCACGATAACCCAAGATTTGTCCATTGACCTCTTTATTAAGGTTGTCAATACAAATCTTCATTCCTGCCGGTGTAAAACAAGAATGGGTTCGATCGAATCCTTTTTCTTCAACAGAGTCCGGAGATGAGTAAAACTGTGATGTCATGATCGAAACATCATACACTTGATTGGTGTTAAGTGTGTCGAGACTAAGTCTCGACATCAACTCATCTAGGGTTTCAAGATTTCGATAATCCCGATCATCTTCCCATTCAGGAAGTTCTTCAAACTTCTCTGGATGGTCATTCCAATACTCATGGAAAAGATCGTAGTTGTTTACCAGATCGGTAAATTCGGAAGGTGTTTCTGTAGCTAATAATAACATGGTTATTTCTCCTAATAAAGTCGCGTCTAATTACGCATTGTTTAGTTAAAATGAGATAATGCAACACTGTGCCTTTTAATATCTCACCATTATATAGTACCAAAAAACGGCACCATTGTCAACACTTTTTTAACGAATAATATCGATTTTTTCAGGGTTGACGTTCCAAGTTTCCTGTTGAGTTCTCAACCGGTTCTCAGATTTCAGTGTGTCATATCGTCGTGCCGCCTTGTTGCGCCACCAGTCAATAACACCCTCAAGTTCAAAACGATCAAAGTTTTCTGCCTTGACTAGATCGTCTCGCTTAAGATTCAGGTAGTCTTTTACAGACTGTGCTTCATATCCATAGGTAGACACATAGCTGCGTTTCTGTTCTGTCAGACCAAGTGCCTTTGAATATGATTCGCAGAATTTTTTGTATGCATCTTCATCATGTTTTTTCAACGATGTTTTGATCAAACCGACCATACGAGTCTGTGTCTTGAGTTTACGTGATGATGCCTCTTTGTCGACGATGTACTCACCCTCGTTTCGTTCACGGAACCACTGATCGAGTTCACGGAATCGTGTGTCATTAATCAGTGGCGCAAAGTTGGAGACAGTCAAACCATTGTGTCGCAAGAATGGTTTCATACCGTCATACTGTGACGATGACTTGGTTGAACCATACAGACTCGTGGTCTCGAACATACAATAGTTGGTGTCATACTTCTCATTCAGTAGTCGACGCACCTCATGAGAACAACAGATCGCCGCACAGAGTTTACCACCCAATGCATTGAAACCAAAAGGTTGTGCAGCTACGATCGCAAAACCCATGATTGCAGACTGATTGAATCGTCGCATCACTTCTGGATTGAGTGAGTCCAGAGGATTACCCAACCACAGATTACGGGGTTGAGAATTGATCGTAGGTGACCCCAATCGAATCATACCAAGGTAGGTACCGGTGTTGTTCTCGCGCACCAGTATACACAGAGACCGGCCAGGAATACTTGACTCGATTGCCGCCGATGTCGTGATCTCAAGGTACATATGCAGTTTAGATGCACTGACCACCTGAAGTGAAATGTCCATGTCATTTGGGTGCATATCCGGACTGTCGAACAGATCGGTCTCAGGGCCGAAGCCTGGGAGCGTACTATCGTATGCGTCCATACGTTCTAGTTTGACATGACGCATATAGTCATCGATTCGTTCCATCGATGCAAAGAAATCTGTGAACACATTTGCCGCGTGATAGGCGTCTGACTTAGATAAATACATACATTACTCTCATTTGTAGAGACATTATACTAAAACTTTTACAGGAATTCAACATGGCAACTGACACCTTTGATTGCGGTACAAATTACTTGCAGCCCAATGGGTTTAGGATTATCATCAATCGTCGTAATTTTGGCAATCTCCAATTCTATGCACAGTCGGTAATACACCCCGACGTGAATCTGCCTGCAACTGAGATTTCGTTTTCACGTATATCTAGCGTTCCTTTTGTGGGTGATGCCGTTGAGTATGGTATTCTGTCGATGGATGTTCTTCTCGACGAAGACATGAACTCATACCGTGAACTCTATAACTGGATGAATCAAGCTACTGATACCAAACACAATCTTGGATCAAACATACTTCAAACCGGTCAAGACGCTATTGCAGATCCTTCGTATTATGACATAACAGTGGCTGTGTTGTCAAGTCATAACAACGTAAATCGTACCTTCCGATACCGTAACGCATTTCCAATCTCTGTTGGTCAGATTCAGATGAATGCAACAGCCACCGAACAGTTCCTATCTTTCCAGACCTCGTTTAGATTTGATTACTTTGACTTTATATGATATACTATAGTAGTTTTTAACTACGGAATTTGCAATGAATCTTGAAAGAATATTGGAAGAGTGGAAGACCGACTCTCGTATTGAAATGAATGCACTGGATGCCAGTTCGGTGCAGACTACCGTACTCCATGCCAAGTATCTGGAACTTCACGCCACCTATAAGCTTAAGTTAAAGGACGCAGAGTTCAAACAGAGCATCCTTATGAAGAATAAATGGTTGTGGTATCACGGCAAGTTATCCCAAGATGAGATCGACAAGTTCGGGTGGGCGTATGATCCGTTCGATGGTCTGAAGATCCTCAAGGGTGACATGGCGCAGTTCGTCGAGGCAGATCCAGAACTGCAGGAATCAGAGGCGAAGATTGAGTATCTAAAGACAACTATAGATACACTCAAGGATATACTGGAGAACCTGAAGTGGCGTCACCAGACAATCCGCAACACACTAGAATGGAAAAAGTTCGAGGCTGGTTTTTAATGGACATAGGTTTACTTGGGTTACTCGCAGTTTTTCTGTGTCCGATGGTATTCGGGGGTATCACCATGTACTACTCACACAAGTCTATACATGAAGAAACATTGAATCGATGGAAGTCATAAAGTTCACAATGAAGAACTATGCGATGCTCCAAATGACGGAGTGTCCGCCTCATATCGTCTCCGAATTGAGTGAGTATTTTTGTTTTGAGGTGCCTGGGGCTAAGTTCATGCCCAGTGTGAAACGCCGCCAATGGGACGGTAAGATTCGTATGTTCAATCGCACCAACGGTGAGATCAACGCCGGTCTGTATGAATCCATTCGTAAGTTCTGTGCAGAACGTGCATACGGAATCGAGGTGCAGGAATCGCCGTATGGATATCCGTATGACAAGAACAAAGTCCCCCACATGGCATTCCAAGAGTGGATGGACAAACTCGACCTACCTTTTAAGCCACGCGATTACCAATAC